CGTTCTGTGGCGAGTGCACCAAGGGTGTCGTGGCTGCCACCCTGGGGTACAACTACACGGGCGTGGACATACGGAAGGAGCAGGTGCTGGCCAACGAGGAGCAGGCGCGCAAGGTGGGATGCAGCCCAGGCTACATCTGCGGTGACGCTGCCCAGCTGAACACCCTGCTGCCTGCGGGTGCTAGGTACGACCTGATCCTCACCAGCCCGCCATACTACGACCTGGAGATCTACAGCGCCGACGACAAGGACGGCAGCGCGTTCGCCACCTACGAGGGCTTCCTTGACTGGTACGTGGACGTGTTCTGGCAGGCAGTGGAGCGCCTGCGCGACGACAGGTTCCTGGTGGTCAAGGTGGGCGACGTGCGCGACAACCGCGGCGCGTACCGTGGCCTGGTCGCTGACACCATTGAGCGGTTCACGCGGGACATGCCGCTGATCCTCTACAACGACGCAGTGCTGGTGACACCCATTGGCAGTCTGCCCATACGCACGGGCGGTCACTTCGCCAGGGGCAGGAAGCTGGGCAAGGCGCACCAGAACGTGCTTGCCTTCTACAAGGGTGACCCCAGCAACATCGCCAAGGTCTACCCGGAGGACGTGGAGCATGGCGAACCCTCGCCTGCAGCTGGTACTGCCTGAGAAGGGCATCCGTGCCCTGGTGATCCGCAGCCATGTGGCCACCGTGGGGCACTACCGCGGGGTGGTCTGCTTCACGTGCGGCAACGCAGCCGACGCCCTGCGCAGGGTGGGGCAGCAGGTGCTGGAGTGCGGGCCACGTGGTGACCTGGTGCCCACCCGCTGGTGGACCCCTGCGGAGATCGCATGCAGCTGGCCTGGCTGGTTCGACGCCACCCCTGGCCACCTGCCCATGCAGCTGATGTGCGAGGTGGCTGACGGGCTGCGCGAGCACGTGCGCAACACCATGGGCGACCTGGAGGTGGGCACGGAGTACGTGGTGCCAACGGGCAGCGGTGAGACAGTGTGCTGCCTGGCACTGGCGTTCCCACTGGTGCGCTTCGTTGCCAGGTACGACGACACCGACATTGCCACCACCTACCACCCGCAGGCCACCCTCAACACCCTGGTGGCCCGCCTGGTGCGGGTGGAGCATGCGGTGCGGGCTGGGAGGTAGCGGTGGGCATCAGGCTGGAGTGGGTGGACTGGCAGCCCGGACCCATCACCAGCCTGCTGGGGCGGCTGTTCGAGCACGTCAGCGACCAACCACTACCGCCTAACCTGCCCGCCCTGCCGCCTGGGCTGCGCCCCTACGTTGACCTGCTGTACCGCTCTGCCCAGTACACCTGGACCAACCGTCCGCAGCCACAGGGGCTGCACGTGGCCGACAACGGCACCGCGGTGGTGGGCTTCAGCGCAGGCAAGGACAGCACAGGTGCCGCGCTCAAGTTCAGGGCGCAAGGCAAGGAGGTGCACCTGGTGCACGTGCGTGGGCTGAACCGCAGCCACCCGCACGAGTACAAGGCAGCCGTGGACATTGCCAACCACCTGGGCATGCCACTGCAGGTGGTCACTGTGCGCCAGCACGGCAGCACCCCGTACCGCGAGTCCATCATGAAGAACCAGCTGATCCTGGGCATCACCATGGACGTGGGGCTGCGCCTGGGCGCTGGGGCTGTGCACTATGCGGGCGGCAACGTGGCCACCGACAACGCGGACCTGCTGGTGTACGAGGCCAGCTACAGCGACAGCCAGGAACTGTACACGGCACTGGTGCCATGGCTGCTGGACACCGTGGCTGGGGCGCAGGTGTACCAGGACTGGATGTCGTGCAACACCGAGAGCTTCCTGCTGATCGACCAGCACGCGCCCACCGTGCTGCCACTGGTGCTGTCCTGCATGATGCCCGTGCGGTACAAACCGCCCCTCCGCAGGCGGTACCAGGACAGGTTCGGGGTCAAGCTCATGCCAGGGCGCTGTGGCCACTGCTGGAAATGCGGGCAGGAGTACATGCACCAGGTGCTGCTGGGGCACGCAGAGGCCAGCCGCGCCATGGTGCAGCACGCGCTGCGGGCAGTGCGCAAGGACGCCGCAGTGATCTGGCAACCGCAGCACCAGCCAGAGACACCAGAGGAGGTCATGCGGCTGGTGATCGAGGACAGGTGGCTGGACTACCGACCGCTGCTGGAGCACTGCACCGTGTACCCCTGTGCGCCACCACGGGGGCGGGTGCGAGGTGGGTATATTCATGGCCAGTAAATCAGGCAGGGGCAAGGGTGAGGCCAAGACCAGCACGCGGATGGTCGAGGCCAAGCACAGGCAGCAGCAGGCGCTGGCACTGCGCAGGGCAGGTGCCACCTTCGCTGACATTGCCGACGCCCTGGGGTACGCGAACCCCAGCTGTGCGTACAAGGCGGTCACCACGGCACTGGCCGAGCTACCAGTGGCCGACGCCGACGCGCTGCGCCAGCTGGAAGCGGACCGCCTGGACGAGATGCAGGTGCAGGTGTACCGCAGGGCGCTCAACGGCGACCCAGCTGCCATTGACCAGGTGCTGCGCATCATGCACCGCAGGGCACGGCTGCTGGGGCTGGACATGCCAGCACGCCTGGAGAGCCACCACAGGGAGGAGCGGGTGCAGGTGTTCACGCTGCAGATGGGCAGCAGGGTGATGCCTACCCAGGCCAACGACCCGGAGCACGTGGCCGCGCTGCCCAGCGGCAAGGAGGACAGCAGGCGCAAGGTGTGGCGCGACCAGCAGGGCGAGGAGCACGATGGCGAACCACCGAACTAGGTGGCGCAGGTCACACTGCGGCACTGTGCACACTATGGACACTGGTGTGGGCTGCCCCCACTGTGAATGAAGGATGGACGAGTGCAGGTTCAGACACCCGCAGCTGTACGCCAAGCAAGAGGCGGCAATCTTCGACCCTGCCCGCATTGTCAACATCGAGGCCAGCACCAAGAGCGGCAAGACGGTGGGGTGCATGGCCTGGCTGTTGGAGCACGCCTGGTGCGGGCCACGGTGGGCGAACTGGTGGTGGATTGCCCCGTACTACGCCCAGGCCAAGATTGCCTTCCGCAGGTACAAGGCGCAGATAACAGACCCCGACACCTACACCAGCAACGACAGCGAACTGTTCCTCACGCTGCGGGCCAACGGTGCCGTGCTGTGGTTCAAGTCAGCGGAGAAGCCCGACAGCCTGTACGGCGAGGACGTGTACGGTGCGGTCATAGACGAGGCCACCAGGTGCAGGGAGGAAGCGTGGCACGCGGTGCGCAGTACCTTGACCGCCACCCGTGGGCCAGTGCGGATCATCGGCAACGTCAAGGGGCGCAAGAACTGGGCGTACCGCCTGGCGCGCAGGGCAGAGGAGGGTGCGCCTGGCATGGCGTACCACAAGATAACAGCCTGGGATGCGGTGGACGCTGGGGTGCTGGCTGCGGACGAGATCGAGGCCGCGGCACGCGACCTGCCCGAGGACGTGTTCCGGGAACTGTACCTGGCAGAGCCTACGGACGACGGTGCCAACCCGTTCGGCCTGGCTGCCATCGCGAACTGCGTGGTGCCTGGCCTGGCCGACGCCCAGCCTGTGGTGTGGGGCTGGGACCTGGCACGGAAGCAGGACTGGACCGTGGGCGTGGGGCTGGACGCCCTGAAGCGGGTGTGCGGGTACACGCGGTTCCAGCGCCCATGGCCCGAGACCATCGACGCCATACGCGCCACCACTGGCGACACCTTCGCACTGGTGGACAGCACTGGGGTGGGCGACGCGGTGCTGGGCGAACTGCAGAAGGGTGCCAGCAACTACGAGGGGTATCAGTTCACCGAGCGGTCGAAGCAGGCGCTGATGGAGGGGCTGGCGGTAGACGTGCAGCGTGGCGAGGTGTACATCCCGGACAACGAGGTGCGCCTGGAGTTGGAGCAGTTCGAGTACGAGTACACCAGGCGCGGGGTGCGGTACAGCGCGCCCGAGGGGCTGCACGACGACTGCGTGTGCGCCCTGGCACTGGCACGGCACGCCCACGAGAACTGCCACTGGCAACCAGTGGACCTATGGTGAGGGGGTAGGCATGGCTGCAGGCGACGTGTACGTGTTCAACGAGTTCGCGCTGGACTGCGGCAAGGCAGTGCACGACCTGACAGCGGACACCCTGCGGCTGGGCATCGTGGACAACACGATCACGCCAGCGGTGGACGACACCAGCCCCACCTGGGGCGACTACAGCGCCAACGAGGTCAGCGGCACGAACTACACGGCTGGGGGTATGACCCTGTCGGGTGTCACCTGGACCCTGGTTGGTGGGGTGCCCACCCTGGACTTCACCAACGTGACCATCAGCTACAGCGCCAGCGGGTTCAACGACGGGTACTGGGGCATCCTGTACAACGACGACGCAGCCAGCGACCAGGCCATCCTGGCCGTGGACCTGGGCGGGCCAGTGGGCAACGACGTGGAGGACCTGCTCATCAACGTGCACGCCACAGCCATGCTGCAGATGCCACGGGCAGCGAGCGTGTCATGACCTACGTGGTGGCGCGCTGTGCTGAGGGGAGGGCAGGCTAGTGGCCACGCCAACCCTGGGCGGCACCCCCACCTTCATCCACTACTGTGAGACGGACGACTGGACCTCCAGCGACGGCACCGATGCCGAGATCAAGAAGGAGGGCACCTACAGCATCGCGTGGGTGGCACGCGGCAGCACCAGCGACACCACGCAGTGGGACCGCGGCAGCGGAATCGACCTCACCGGCCAGCACTTCAGAATCTGGATCAACCACGCCGCCATCCCGTACCTCGATCCTGAGTCTGGCGGTGGCTTCCAGGTGGGGCTGTCCAGCGACAACACGAACTGGGCATGGTGGACGCTGTTCGGCAGCGACACCTACGAGGGCGGCTGGTTCAACGGCATCATCGACTGCGACAGCACGCCCACCAGCGGCAGCTACACCAAGACCAGCGTCAGGTACTACCGCCTGCTAGTCAACACCAGTGGCCTGGCAGCGAACAAGGTCAACACCTGGTACGACTACCTCCGCTACGGCGACGGGTACTACGCCACGGGCGGCACCAGCGGTGACGAGATCGACCTGGCTGGCATCCTGGCGCAGGACATTGCCAACGGGTACGGCATGCTGCTGACCTACGAGGGCATCTACTTCGCCTACGGCAAGCTCACCATCGGCAACGGTGCCACCACCACCTGGTTCGAGATGCTGAACGAGGTGCTGGTGTTCACGGACAGCCCAGTGGCCAGCACCCTGTACGAGGTGGTGGGCGCTGGCAGCGGCTGCCGCATCAACATCAACAACAGCGTGCTGCGGGCAGCGGGCAGTGCCAGCTTCGGGTTCGACATGTCCGACACCAACCTGCTGGTCTGCACCATCACCTCCATGCTGCTGGGCACCAACGGTGGGGCAGTGGCGTTCAAGTCAGGGCAGACCGTCACAGGCAACACCTTCGACGGCTGCGGCACCATCACTGCTGGTGGCGCGGACCTGACTGGTAGCGTGGTGAAGGGGTACGAGGGCACAGCGGACAGTGGGGCGCTGCTGTGGAACGTGGGCACGGACCCTGACGGGTACCTGGACGACATGGTGTTCACCAAGGGTACGGCCAGCACCCACGCCATCTACTTCGGCACCAGCGCACCCACCAGCATCACCCTGCGCGGCATCACCTTCAGCGGGTACAACGCCAGCGACGGCCAGACCGACAGCACGTTCTACGTGGCAGCACCCAGCGGCACCGTCACCATCAGCCTGGTGGGGTGCAGCGGCAACGCCACGTACAAGAGCGCGGGTGCCACCGTAACGGTGTCCAGCGACGTGACCATGCAGGTGACCGTCAAGGACCAGGACGGTGTGGCTGTGGTGGGCGCGCAGGTTGCCGTGTACCGCGAGAGCGACGACACTGAACTGATGAACGAGGACACGGTGGCAGGTGGTGTGGCCAGCGAATCCACGAACTACCCAGGCAGCGACTTCGCTGTGTACATCCGGGTGCGCAAGTCCAGCACGGGTGACACCAGGTACGTGCCTGCGGTGGCGGGCGGCACCGTAACGTCAACGGGCATGAACGTGACCATAACGCTACGTGAGGAGGGCGTGACATGAGCGGCACCATACTGAGCGGTGACTTCACGGTGTACCACAAGGCAGAGAACAGGCAGATGCGCCTGCAGTGGTCTGGTGGCACCACCGAGGCCGACACCCGTACCGTGAAGGAGTTGTACCTGGCACTGCAGGACTACTTCGATGAGCCTGCGCGCATGGTGGAAGGCGAACCCATGTCGGCGCAGACGCCCACGGACTACACGGTGGGGCTGATCGACAACTACGAGACCGACCCGTGGTTCATCGACCAGACCAGCGTGGAGCACCTGGAAACGGGTGCGATCACCACGCGCCTGTGGAAGCGCACCGAGGGCAGCAACACGGGCATCATCCGGGTGCCGTGCAACAACACCAACATCGTGGCGGGCGACATAGGGCAGGACATCACTGGCGACGCCGACAGCGACAGCGGCACGCTGCTGGACGTGCGCGGCACTGGTGCTGGCAGCGAGTTGTGGATACGCCCTGACGACGACACCAGCGCCAACAGCTTCGACAACGCCAGCCAGGGGCTGACGTGCAACACGCACACGGCCACGCAGTCGGGCGCGCCAGAGACTGGCGAGAGCCTGTGGGCTGGTGTGTTCACCCAGGGCAACCTGGAGCCGCTGACCCACATCTACGTGTACCAGGACGGTGCCCGCCTGACGGAGTACAAGGACGCCAGCCCAGTGGAGGACTGGTGGGAGGACGGGCACATTGACAAGCTCTACCTGGTGCAGGTGGTGGACGGGCTGATCGACGAGGGGTACGTGACGGTGCTGGCGCGCCAGTTCACCACCAGCTACGCCTACTGGATCGTGGACCTGTCAGCAGGTGGCCGCAACGCGGTGCCCGTGACCACTGGCCCGGACATCAACAACACCGCGGGGTACAGGATCATCACCACGGGTGCCTGGGCGGTCAGCACCTACCAGGTGGGCGAGGAGATCGTGGGCACCACCAGCCTGGCCAGGGGCGTGGTGACGGCAGCGGTGCTGGACACCAGCATCACGTACTACCTCATCGGTGAAAGCATCACGGTGGACTTCCAGTCGGGCGAGGTGATCACAGGCCAGGCCAGTGGCACCACCAGCACCAGCAGCGGTGCGCCAGCCGACACTGGGGTGGCGCTGCTCAGTGGCCTGTCCATCACCCACGCTGCGGACAACACCTTCGACATCGACGAGAACGGCACCAACGAGTACTTCAGCATCGTGATCGACTGCAGCGACGAGGGTGTGGCCGACGCCTACAGGTGGACGCAGTACATCCTGCGCCGCGGGCAGACGGGCACCACCAACACGGACGGCGTCCCAGCCGAGGCGTACCTGGGCACCGACTACCTGGTCACCTACACCACCATCACAGGTGGCATCAGCGAGGGGCAGGTGGTGACCCAGGTGACCAGCGGTGCCACGGCCACGGTGGTGGCGCACCACACCACGCCCAAGATCCTGGTCCTGCGCAACAGCCGCGGCACGTTCAACGACGTGAACAACATCGAGTACGACGGCAGCAACTACGTGACCGGACCCACCTGCACCATCGTGACGCCCATCGCTGCCGCACCGTTCGGTACCTTTGCTGGTGGCAGCTGGTACTGCGCGCCTGGCGTGGTGCTGGACAACGTGCCCACCGCGGACACGAACAAGTGGAGCACCTACGACGACGAGCAGAACCCCATTGCGCGCCCGCAGAAGGTCAGCATCACCATCACCAACACCAGGGTGGGCGACTGGCTGGCGCTGTGGCGGCTGGCCACCGCGGGTGGCGACATTGAGACCGACGAGTACACGGTGGACAGCGGGCAGGGCGCGGCACCCACTGGCACGCTGAAGGTGGACCCAGCGATCACCAGCGACACCCCCACCACGGGCAGGGTGGTGGTGCGCGACGTGAGCACTGGCCTGGAGTACGTGCACAGGTACACCAGCTGGGCCACCGACGAGTTCACCCTGTTCGGTGCGGCCAGTACCACCATGGAGGCGGGCAGCGACGAGGACACCATTGTGGACACGGGTGCGTTCGCCAGCGCGGAGGTGGGCGACATCGTGCACAACACCAGCCGCGGCAACGCGGTGGCGTACATCACCGAGGTGGTGAGCGCCAACGAGGTGAGCATTGCCCCAGCCATCACCAACCAGACCAACGGCGACAGCTACGTGCTGGGGTACACCGTAACGGGCATCACCCTCACCACCAGCGACAACGTGTACGTCCCGTTCCTGCTGGTGTACGAGGACACTGGCACCGACGCCAGCCCAGGCAGCGAGGACACAGAGATCACCTACAGCGCACCCATCCCAGTGCTGCTGCGGGCGCGCAACGCGGTCACGGGTGGCAGCTACAAGATCAAACCGTTCGCCACCGAACTATCCATTGGCGCAGCTGGGCTGACCCAGGCTGTGATCCGCAACCCGGAGACAATCTCATGAGCCCACGACGCACCACGTACGACATGGTGGAGGCCAAGGCGGTCAAGCTCAGGCAGGCTGGGCACGACGTGCAGCTGTACTTCAACGCCCAGGGGCACGTCCACGTGCACCACAACGGCGAGCAGGTGCTGGTGGACAAGGGGCGCGACTACAGGGTGGCGTACGCCTGCCTGGAGCAGGTTGGTGACAGTGCGCCAACCCTGCAGCCCAACCCCAACCTGTCCGACAAGGACGTGCGCCGCGGCAAGGCAAAGACCACCAGGCGCAAGACGGGCGGCACCAGGAAGGGGCAGGCAGGTGCCTGACGACGACGGGTACACGGTGGAGGACCTGCAGCGGTGGGTGGACAGGGCACGGGCCAACATCGCCACCCTGCAGGAGGGCATTGAAGCGGAGCAGCGCAGCATTGCCTGGGCAGAGGGCATCATTGCCGACCTGAAGCAGCGCCAGGAGGCGGCAGGTGACGGTACGGAGTGACGTGACCATTGACTGGACAACCAGCCCGCGCATCATCACGGTGGCTGCGCCCAGCACTGCCATCACGGTGCAGGACCTGTCGGACACCATACGGGCGCTGGAAGGGAACAGGGTGGTGGCCATGAGCCGCCCGTACGTGCTGGACAACGAGGGCAAGTTCGACCTGGGCACGAAGCTGACAGGCATCAGCCTGCGGCTGGTGAACGCGAAGCTGGCGTTCGAGGCCAGGCCAGGACCAACGTGGGCAGAGTGCACGGTCACGGGTGGCAACCTGGCAGCGGTGAACGACCTGGGGGCTGCAGTGTGGCCCATCTACTTCACGGACTACACCAGCGTGACCTTCGAGAGCGACGTGTCCGCTGCGCTGATCAGCGGCACGGGTGGTGCGCTGACACCAGCCCAGGAACAGCAGCTGGCCGACGCAGCTGACGACGCCAAGGCAGCCAGGCAGGCGGCACTGAACCGTGCGGTCATCAGCCTGGACGACCTGACCGTTACGATCTACGACGACGACCTGGTGACGCCGCTGTACGTGTTCGACATCAGCGCGGACAAACGACAGCGCACACCAGCATGAGGAGGGCAGCATGTACTACGCACTGGCAGCCATCGGTGGGTTGGTGGTGGGGGCAGCCGCCATGTGGTACCTGGCGCGCAAGAACGCAGGGCAGGGCGACCCCCAGCCGCCCCCGGACCCCCAGCCGTGCCCGGAGCTACAGAGCGCGGTGGAGACACTGCACCAGGTGCTGTTCGCTCCGTACGGCACCATCGTCACACCATTGTTCAATGACGTGTGGCGGGCAGCTGGGCTGGAGCAGAAGGGCGTGCCTGACATTCGTGGCGGGCGCACGTAGGTGGACATCTACCCTGACTGGCTGGGGCAGACAGGTGGTGCTGGCACCCCGTACCCCGTGCTGGTCCAGGGGCTGGAGCTAACAGTGGAGACGGAGCAGCTACAGCTGGTGATGCAGGACGCTGGCCTGGTGTTGGCCATGGCCAGTGGTGCGCCCACCTTGACCCTGGTGCCCAGCGACACGGTGCTGGTGGTGGCCACTGCTGCGGACCTGGAACTGGAGGTGGATGGTGCCTGACATCATTCGGTACCGCGGTGACACCACACCCATCCGTGCAACGGTGTCGCAGGCTGACGGCAACAGCTACGACCTGGAGGACTGCACGCTGGTGCTGACGGTGGCCACCCACGAGAACCCGCCTGCCCTGTTCAGCGTGCTGCGCAACAGCGGCACCCTGGGGGCTGGTACCGACACGGACACGGCAGCGGACACTGGTGGCTTCGTTGACGTGGTGGTTGGCGACCTGTTCTACAACGTGACCCGCAGCGCGTTCGCACACGTGGCCGTGGCAACCAGCGACGACGAGGTGGAGCTTGACCGTGCGATCACCAACCAGGTGTCGGGCGACAGCTACCAGGTGGGCGACGGTGCGCTGCTGTACCAGGTGGTGGCCACGCTGACCCAGCCAGGCGACGGCGAGGCCGAGTTCGCGTTCACCGACTACGAGGCTGACCACGTGGGCACCTACTGGTACGACGTGCAGCTGACCGACGCTGCTGGCACTGTGTACACCCTAGCGAAGGGGCGGCTGCTGTACCGCCAGGACATCACGAAATGAGGTGGCGGGCATGGGCATGATGACACGGCTGGCCAGCGCCCTGGGGTTGAAGCAGACCATGGCAGGTGCCCCCGAGGCAGAGCAGATCATGGCGGCACTCTTGCCCAGCGACGTGCGCCTGGCACCAGAGCGTGGGGTGCAGGGCATGCTGGACGCCTACAGCCGCAGCCCGTGGGTGCGTGCGGTGAGCAGCAAGGTGGCGCAGGCAGTGGGCAGCGTGCAGTGGCAGCTATACGCCACCCGCAGCGAGGTGACGCGCAGGTACCTGCGGTCGGCGGCACTGCAGGCGCGTGGCGTGGAACGCGGTGCGTACCGCAGGAAGCTGGTGGACCTGCCCGAGGGCGTGGAGCTTGTGCAGGTGGTGGACCACCCGTTGCTGGGGCTGCTGAACAACGCAGCCATGGCGTTCCCTGGCAACGTGGGGCGCACCCTGACGCAGCTGTACCTGGAACTGACTGGTGAGGCGTTCTGGCTGCTGGAGGCCGACGTGGTGCAGGGGCGGCTGGTGCCCATGGACTTCTGGCTGGTGCCGCCCACCTGGGTCAAGGCAGTGCCAACGTCGGACCGCAAGAGCTTCAGGCTGGAGCCTGCTGGCAGCAGCACGGGCATCGACGTGCCCATGGAACTGGTGGTGTGGTTCGTGGACCCCAACCCGGTCAACCCGTACAAGAGGGGCACAGGGTTGCTGCGCGCACTGGGCGACGAGATCGACACCGACGAGTTCGCCAGCAAGCACGTGCGCAGCTGGTTCTACAACAGCGCCCGACCGGACCTGCTGGTGTACGGCGAGGGGCTGGGCAAGGCAGACACCGACCGCCTGGAGGCCAAGTGGATGCAGCGGGTGGGTGGTTTCCTGAACCGCCATAAGCCTCTGTTCCTTGGTGCTGCCGTGCAGGTGAAGGAGCTATCGCAGAAGTTCAGCGACATGCAGCTGACCGAACTGCGCAGGTGGGAGCGCGACGTGATCGTGCACACCGTGGGCATGCCTCCCGAGGTGTTGGGCATTATCGAGAGCAGCAACCGCGCCACCATTGACGCCGCGGACTACCTGTTCGCGAAGCACGTGGTGGAGCCGCGGCTGGAGTTCTTCAGGGCGTACCTGCAGACCCACCTGGTGCCCATGTACGACGAGCGGCTGGTGCTGGGGTACGAATCGCCCGTAGAGGAGAACGCGGACTACCAGCTGGAGGTGGCCAAGGCAGCACCCTGGGCGCTGGCCATGGACGAGTGGCGTTGCATGGCTGGGCTGGACCCACTGCCAGACGACCGCGGCCAGGTGCACCTGCTGAAGCTCAACGAACAGCTGGTACCCACTGGCCAGGTGGGCACCCCTGTGCCAACCCAGCCGCCGACTGGAGCATCCATAGCAGCCCCTGTGTCAGCGCCGAACCTCCCTCCATACCAGCACATGGAGGAGGGTGCTGAAACGCGACACAGCGCGACGTCGCAAGGCATTTCTGGCGATGCCGCGCCCCTGGTATCTGACCATGGGGCTGGCTGCACCTGTGGTGCCCATGCTGCCCTGGTGCCAGCCCAGCCCGACCCAGTGGCAACCGCCTGGGCTGACGCGGTGGCGTTGGCCGTGGTGCAGCGCCAGGTGGGCGGGCCAGCGGTGCAGGCACTGGCCGAGCAGTTCGGGCCACAGCTGGTGGACGACCTGATGGAGGCGTTCCACGCCCTGGCTGGCGAGTTGGACGTGCAGGCTGTGGTGGCTGCCCTGGAGCGTGGCGACCTGGCGGCAGCGGTGGCCGTGGTGGACCGCCTACCAGCCACGGAAGCGTTCGAGGACGCCAGGCAGACCATGCGGGCAGCGTTGCTGACGGTGGGCGACGCAGCAGCTGCGGAACTGGCAGAGGTGCTGGGCGAGCCGCTGTCGTTTGAACTGCTGAACCCTGCCGCCCTGCAGGAGCTAGAGCAGTTCGGCGCGGGCATGGTGACCAACGTGACCGACGAGACCATAGAGGCACTGCGCAGGCTGCTGGTGGCTGGGTACGACCAGGGGTACACGCCCCAGGAGATCGCACGGCAGATGCGCGACAGCCTGGGGCTGACCACCGCGCAGGTGGAGCAGCGGAAGCGCCTGTACGAGCAGTGGTTGGCAGAGGGCATGTCCGTGGAGGACGCCAACGCGAAGCTGGAGCGGTGGGTGAAAAAGAAGATCAAGGAGCGCGCCGAGATCATCGCCACCAACGAACTGAAGTACGCTGGCAACCGCGGGCAGGAAATGCTATGGGAGGCCGCGCAGCAGGGTGGGCTGCTGCCCAAGGAAAACGTGAAGCGGAAGTGGATCCTGACCAACGATGAACACCTGTGCAGGCTGTGCGGTGCCATGGTGGGCGAGCGTGCGCTGACCAACATTGGCGAGCCGTGGGAGACGGACAAGGGTGCGGTCTACACCCCACAGGACATACACGTGCGGTGCCGCTGTGCCGAGCGGTTGGTGTTCATCAAGTGAGGGGGCAGCCATGCCGATGCGGTTGAACAGCAGGGGTCGGGCACACGCCTCACGGCTCATAGCACGGGGGCAGGTCAACAGTGACAGCCCGTGGTCGTTCAGTGGTGCTGACGGTGACGCGCTGCTGGGCGACCCACCGAACTGGGGCAACTACAGCAGGTGGTTCCTGGGCAGGCGCACCGAGGAGGACCCGGAGACGAAGGGTGCGTGGGCGTACCCGTTCGGCAAGGAAGGCCAGGTGTACAGGCGGGCGCTGGCAGCCATACGCAGCCGCGCCAGCCAGCAGGGGCATGACGACATCTACGAGGCGGCTGGGCAGCTGCTGGCCGCACTACCAGAACGCGAGGGGGCAGCCATGGACAGACCACCGACCAAGCTATTGGAGCGCGCCAGCTGGGTAGACCAGGTGAACCGCATGGGCGACGCCGACACGGCACCACCCATGGTGAAGCTGGTCACGTGCCAGGTGAAGCAGGGCGGGCTGGACCCTGGCACTGGCATGTACGACTACGGCACGGTCATCAGCACCGAGGCCGTGGACCGCGAGAACGATGTGATCTACCAGGACGGCTGGGACCTGAGCCACTACCAGCGCAACCCAGTGGTCCTGTGGGCGCACGACTACTGGTCGCCACCCGTGGCCCGCAGCGTGGACATGTACCTGGACGGCAACAACGCCCTGGTGTCCGTGGACCGCTTCACGCCCCAGGACGCCAACCCGTTCGGGTACATGGTGTACCGCCTGGTGCAGGGTGGGTTCCTGCGCGCCAAGTCGGTGGGCTTCCGACCCCTGGAGTGGACCGTCAACGAGGACCACCACGGGTACGACTTCCTGAAGAACGAGCTACTGGAGCACAGCTGGGTGCCAGTGCCTGCCAACCCGGAGGCGCTGGTGCAGGCAGGTGCCATGGGAATCGACATAGCACCCCTGCGGCATTGGGCTGCGCGGGTGTTGGACGGTGACCCCGTTGTGGGGCAACTGAACGCGGTGCTGCCGCGCAACGTGTTGGAGACCGTATGGAAGCAGGCGGGGTATGTCGTTGGGTCACCCACAGTAGTGACCAACACTGCCAGCCTGGCCAACGGCGACGACACGCAGGTGCAGACCCACACCCTAACCTGGACCACGACCGACTACCCCATCGTGGGCGCGGGTGGTACCAGCACGGGGGTGGCCAGGCACCACGCAGAGCAGCACGGCACAGACCTGGAGGACATCATGGACGAAGCGAAGGTGGACGAGTTGATCGCTGCCCTCGCGGGTACCACAGCCGCCCTGGAGGAGCATGCCAAGGCGCTGGGCACCTTCGCGGAGGCATCGACCAAGATCAACAACGCGCCCGACCCACCCGAGGAGGTGGACGCGGACGCTGTGGCTGCCCTGGTGAAGGATGCCGTGGCCGAGGCCATGACAGCCCGCACTGGGCAGCTACCCGACTAGGAGGACTACCATGAACCTGACAGCCGAAACCGCCAGTCAGGTCACCGCACTGGTCAAGGAACTGGTGGGCGACCTGCTGGCACAGGACAACCAGGCGCGGGAGCGCGACGGGTTGGCCCAGGCCATCAACCGCCTGGCCGACCAGACGCACCAGCCCGTGCCGCTGACCAAGGAAACCCGCGGGCTGCGCGCTGGCCGTTTCCTGCGCGCCATCGCAGGTGGCCGCACCCCTGAGGGTGCTGCTGCCTTCGCCCGCAAGCACTGGGGCGACGAGACCATGGCCAAGGCGCTGTCCGCGAGCGACGCCGAGGCAGGTGGTGTGCTGGTGCCCAGCGAGTACAGCGCGGACGTGATCGAACTCCTGCGGGAGCGCGCTGTGATCCGCAGCCTGTCACCCACCATCATCCCCATGGCCACGGGCAGCATGACGATGCCGAAGCTGACTGGTGGTGCCACTGGCAGCTACATCGGTGAGAACCAGAACCTGGGCGTCAGCGAGCAGACGTTCGGGCAGATCAGCCTCAGCTGGAAGAAGCTGGCTGTGCTGGTGCCCATGTCCAACGACCTGCTCAGGTTCAACGTGGCCAACGCAGACGGCATCGTGCGTGACGACTGCGTGGCCAGCCTGGCGCTGACAGAGGACGCAGCGTTCCTGCGCTCCAACGGCAGCGCGTTCGCCCCGAAGGGGCTGTACCACTGGGCAACGAACAAGTTCGACGCGCAGGGCAGCCCCACGCTCGCCACCGTGACCGAGGACCTGGCAACCGCCATCCTCTACCTGCGGAACGCGAACGTGCGCATGCTGCGGCCCGCGTGGATCATGTCGCCACGCACCGAGTTCTACCTGCGCACCCTCCGCGACGGCAACGGCAACCTGGTGTTCGCCGCGGAGATGGCGACTGGGCGACTGTTCAGCTTCCCCTACGCCAGCACCACCACTGTGCCTGACAACGTGGGCACGGGCACGCAGAGTGAGGTGTACCTGGCCGACTTTGCGGACGTGCTGATCGGTGAGGCCAACACGCTGGAGGTGAGTGCCAGCGACGTGGCTGCGTACCACGACGGCAGCAACCTGCAGTCAGCGTTCAGCCTGGACCAGACGGTGCTGAAGCTCCTTGCCCACCACGACCTTGGTGTGCGCCACGAGGCGTCGGTCTGCGTGATCGAAGCCGTGGCGTGGACCTGGTAGGAGGTGTGACATGGAAGTGAACTTCAGCGACATCGGCTCCTACGTGTACGCAGCCTGCGCCTGCCAGCACACCGCGGCCACCGCGGCTGGCACTGGCGACAACGCCTACATCGACGGCGTGATCTTCGACCTGGAGGCATTGCCGTTCCGACCCACCAGCGCGGTGCTGGTGGCCACCTACGAGGCCGTCCTGGACGAGGACGAGACCCTGACCCTGAAGTCCAAGGTGGAGGACGACACCGACAGCGGGCTGGCCACGGCAGCCGCCTACTCCTACGACGGAGCGGAGTCCGCTGGCGTGGTGGTCGCCACTGGCGACACTGGGGGCAGCACGGAAATCGGAGCGTACAAGCGCTCCATTGACCTGCGCGGCATCAGGCGGTACTTCCGCATCAGCGTGCACCAGGACCTGTCGGCCAGTGGGACCGACACCAACCAGCTGATGGCTGGGGTGCTGTTCTTCGCTGGCGAAGCCGTGCAGGCTGACAGCGAGTAGGGAGGTACCGCATGGGTGCGAAGGTACTGGTGAAGTTCCTGCGCCACAACCTGCCGTACAACGCAGGTGAGTGCGCTGCCTTCCCACCCGCGGTGGCCCGTCGTTTCGTGCGGGCGGGGGTGGCCGCATACGCTGCCCCTGCCCGTGCTTCTTCACCTGCGCCCGCTGTGCCAGTGCACCTGGGTGGTGGCTGGTACCAGGTTGGCGACCAGAAGATCAAGGGTAAGAAGGCAGCCTACGCTGCCGTGACGAAGCCAGCGCAGGGTGTAACGAAGTGAGGTGAGGCATGGGCATCACAGTGACCACCACGGCAGGCACAACGGCGCTCACCACGCTGACAGCCGTCAAGGATGCGCTGCAGCTGACGGTGGACACCTACGACGCCCTGCTGGAGCGCATGATCCGCGCAGCCAGCGATGCCATCAGCCAGTACGCGGGCAGGGTGTACGCCAGGCAGGACTATGTGGAGACGCTGCCTGGCAACGACTGGCCGCACCTGGCGCTGACCAACACGCCCATCGTGGGCACGCCCACCATCCTCATCGACAGCGAACCCGTGACCGACTTCGTGGTGCAGGACGCCGACGCTGGCATGCTGTACCGCGAGGTGGGCTGGGTGCGCGAGGCGTGGGTGGGGTGGGCGGTTGAGCGGTACACGCTGCCCAGCACGGAGCAGCACAACGTCAACGTGACATACACGGCTGGGTACCTGCTGCCAGGCGAGGACGACCGCAACCTACCGTACGACGTGGAGGAGGCGTGCATCATCACGGTGTGCGCCTGGCACCGCAAGGAGCAGCGCGGTGGGGGCGACGTGCAGTCGCGCAAGGTGGGTGACCTTGCCATAACGTACGCGGACCAGACCAACGCGCAGGGCGTGGTGACGGCAGCTGGGCTGCCGCCCGACGCCCGTGCACTGATCAGCAGGAGGGTGCTGTGACAACGCCCTGGTCAGATCTGATGACCCAGGAGGTCACCTGGGAGCCACGGACTGGCCTGGACGAGTACAGCCGCCCGACCTACGGTGCGGCCACTGCGGTGCGGTGCAGGGTTGTCGGTCGCCCCCGCATGACGCGGGACGTGGATGGGCAGGAGGTGGTCAGCACCACCACCATCTACTGCGACGGCAACCCTGGCATCAGCCCAGTGGACCGCGTAACGCTGCCAGACGGCAGCCAGCCAGTCATCCTACGTGTGGAGAGCTACCCGGACGAGAACGGCCAGGTGTACCAGCAGGTGCTGACATGAAGAACCGCGTCAAGGTCGAGTACAAGGGTGCGAAGGCATTGGCGCGCCAGGTGCAGGCCATGGGGCGTGAGGGGCTGGTGGAGCTTGGCCGCAGCCTGTTCAAACGTGGTGAGGAGATCATGGGCGACAGCAAAGAGTACTACGTGCCCGTGGCTCCGAAGGACGGCGGCACCCTGCGCAGCAGTGGCCACGTGCAGCCGCCAGTGCGCACTGGTGCCAACCGCATGTCAGTGAAGCTGGGCTATGGGGGCGCGGCTGTGCCGTACGCCATCGTGCAGCACGAACGCACCTGGTACAAGCACACCACAGGGCAGGCGAAGTACCTGTACACGCCAGCCATGGCACACGCCAAGAGCATGGGCAGGAAAGTGTCTGGTGACATGGCCGCGGCCATCGTGCGCGCTGCCATGAAGCACAAGGGGAAGGGCGCATGAGCGTCGAGGCTGTTGCGGCGCTGCTGGAGGGCAGCCAGGTGGCAACCCGCGGCACGGACCTGTACCTGCACGTGCTGCCCGACACGCCCAACAACGTGGTGGCGGTGAACCGCTATGGTGGCCCGCCTCCCGTGTACGTGCACGACCACGCTGGGCCACGCCTGGACCCCATAGCGTTCCAGGTGGTGGTGCGCAACACCGACGTGGTGGCAGCAGAGGCCACCGCGGTGGCTGCGTACCGCTGCCTGGCTGCTGTGGATGCAGCCGTGGTGGCTGGCGTGAACATCATCAGCATCCGACCGGACCAGGTGCCGTTCCCCATGGAGCGGGACGACAACGGCAGGTTCGTGTGGGTGTGCAACTACGTCATGACCACGGAGGTGTAGGCATGGCGCAACGCAAGACCACGAAGGCCAAGGCGCGGGCCAAGGCACCAGCCAAGGCACCAGCGGCGAAGGCAGCGCCAGCCGCGGCACCGAGGCCAGACAAACCGTATGACCTGAAGCAGTGGGGCAGGTACACCCTGTACCAGTGCAGGCTGTGCCCGTTCAACAGCCTGCACGAGCGGGTGCTGCTGAACCACATCATCCAACGGCATGCGCCGCAACCACAGCCGACTGGGCTGTTCGGCGCGGACGGGAAACCACTGGTCAAGGAGGACTAGGCAATGGCCAGAACTGAGGTAACGGCAATCGACCTGGGCGGGCAGCTGGACTACGACGGCGACGTGCTGACGTGGAGCGCCTGCGACAACGTGAACGGCAACTTCGTGACGCACACTGGGCGCGAGATCATCCTGGTGCGGAACGACAACGTGGGCACGCAATCGTTCACCGTGGTGTCGGTGGAGGACGCCATGCTGCGCACCAAGGACGCCACCAAGACCGTCGGCATCGGCGCGTACCACACCTTCGGCCCGTACCCGATCAAGGGATGGGACAGTGCGGGCACGTTGGAGTTCGACGCTGGTGCCGCTGACGTGTACGTCTGCGTGCTGCGCCTGCCCAGCAGCTGGGCTGGGCGGTGAGGAGGTAAGACATGGGCACATTGGGTTCACACGGCACGCTCATCCAGAAGGGCGACGGGGGCGACCCCGAGGTGTTCGCCACCATTGGCGAACTGGGTGACATTGACGGGCCAGGGTTCACCAGGGAACTGCACGACGCCAGTGTGCAGACCAGCGACTGGGCGGTGGTGATCCCTGGCATGAAACGGGCAGGCAGCTGCACGTTCACCATCAACTTCGACCCGGTCGAGGGGACACACGACCACGTGTCCGGGCTGTTGTCGGACTACCTGAACAACAACCTGAACAACTACAAGATCATCTTCCCCGACCCAGGCTCGACGGAGTGGCAGTTCGCTGCGTACATCACGAACTTCAGCCCCAGTGCACCAGTGGACGGGGTGCTGACGGCTGACATCACCATGGAGATCAACGGCGAGCCTGCACCGTCGTTCGGGGTGTAGGTCATGGACGCTGGCTTCTACGAGGTGCCCCTGGTACTGGACGGGGTAGACCGCACCATGCGCATCGACTTCAATGTGCTGTGCGACGCGGAGCGTGTGTCTGGCATCAACTACCTGATGGACTGGGACAGGCAGATCAGCGGCAACGGGTTGCGCGCACTGTGCTGGGCGTGTTGGAAGCGCAACGACCCGAGGCTGGCCGTGCTGCCAGTGGAGCAGGCCATTGACCAGGTGGGGCTGATACTGGGCAAACACGCAGCCACCGTGCTGGCAGCACTGACCGAGGCGTGGCTGGCATCAATGCCTGACGCCGAGGAGGTTGCGCGGGAGTCGGACCCTACCGCGCCGACCACGCCAGCCCACTGACGTGGGAGGAACTGTGGTCGGCTGCTAGACAGGACCTGGGGTTGGCCAGCGAGGAGTTCTGGCGGCTGGCACCGCGCCAGCTGGTACTGCTCCTGCGCCGACACCGCATGCAGGTGGAGCGTGCGGAGTTCGGACCAGCCATGGTCACGGCCACCCTGGTGAACCTGATCCAGCGCCCACGGAAGCCAGCCACACCACTGGACTACATGCCGTCAATGATGCGGCGCGCCACACGGCTGAAGCCTAAGAAGTCGGTGGAGCACATGAAGGCCATCGCCAAGGCGGTGACACAGAGCATGGGAGGACACGTTGGCACTGCGAGTGGCTGACCTGCTGGTGGTGCTGTCTGGCGACACCAAGGGGTTCGAGAACGCCATGCAGCGCGTGGCCAAGAACACCCAGGCGCTGGGCAGCAAGATGCAGTCGGTTGGCAACAACCTGACCATGAAGGTGGCACTGCCCCTGGCTGCAGTGGGTGCCGCCAGCGCCAAGATGGCCGCGGACTTCGACGACAGCCTGAACCGCATGGTCAGCCTGGTGGGCATTGCCAGGGACCAGGTGAACGCCTGGCGTGGCGACGTGCGGGAGACTGCCAAGGCAACGGGCCAGTCTGCCAACGACCTGGCAGAGGCCATGTTCTTCATCACCAGTGCTGGTGCCCGTGGCAAGACCGCCATGGAGATCCTGAAGGCCAGCGCGCAGGCTGCCAAGATCGGACTGGGCGAGACCAAGAACGTGGCGTTCGCTGCGGTGTCCGCGGTCAACGCCTACGGCGCGGCCAACCTGGACGCCAGCGAGGCCGTGGCCATCCTGGTCAAGACGGTGCGCGAGGGCAACCTGGAGGCCAGCACGCTGGCACCCACGCTGGGGCGGGTGCTGCCCATTGCCAGTGAACTGGGGGTGTCGTTCAACCAGGTGGGCGCAGCGTACGCTGCCATGACCAGGCTGGGCGTGAACGCCGAGGAGTCGGCCACCATGCTGCGCAGCGTGATGGCCACCCTGCTGAAGCCCACGAAGGGTGCCCGCGATCAACTAGAAGCCTTCGGGTTGTCGGCCAGTGGCCTGCGCACACAGCTGCGCGAGAAGGGGCTGCTGGACGTGCTGCTGACCTTGCGCCAGCGGTTCGGTGACAACGAGGAGGCCATGACCAAGGTGTTCCCCAACGTGCGCGCCCTCAGTGGCGTGCTGAACCTGGTGGGTGCCAACGCTGAAAAGACCCAGGAGATCTTCGACAGCCTGGCCAAGACCACCAGCGAGGACCTGGCGCTGGCAGCGCAGGAAGCGGAGGTGTCGTACAAGGTACGGTTCAATAAGGCACTGCAGACGGTCAAGGACAGCTTCCTAGAGCTAGGTGACAAGATACTGCCCACGGTGGTGCCGCTGTTCGAGCGCATTGCGGGCGCGGTGGAGAACGTGACCATGGTGCTGGGCAACATGTCACCAGTCACCAAGGGGTTCCTGGCGTTCTTTGCCACCCTGGGGCTGGTGGTGCCCCCGCTCATCATCTTGCTGGGCACGTTCATCAAGTCGGTGGGGGTGCTGGCTGCAGCCATGAGCACCTACACGAAGGCCACTGGTGTCGCCACCATGGCCACCAACGGGTTCACCATCAGCAGCGCACGTGCCACGGCACAGACTGGGCTGATGAGCCAGGCCATGTTCACGGCCAGCACCGCGGGCCACAAGCTCAGGGGAATGCTGGGCAGCGGTGGGCTACTGGCTGTGCTGGTGTCACTGATCCCGCTCGCCTACGACCTGGGGAAGGCCATGGCGGGCATGTTCGACCCAGCCATGGACCCCATGTCCGAGTTCGCTGAGGAGCTTGCTGGTAACGGTGCCCTATTCGCCATGACCATTGACCAGCTGGAGCTACAGAAGAAGAAGCTGGGGCTGGTGGGCGACGAGTGGAAGATCAACACCCAGCACACCAAGGACAACGCCAGGGCGCTGGCTGAGATGCACGACAAGCTCCAGCAGGAGATCCAGGCGCGCATACGGCAACGCGACACCCTGGAGGAGGTGAACGAGGAGGCCGACAAGGAGCAGCGGCGCATGGACCGGGTGAAGGAGGCGCTGCTGGCACAGAAGCAACAGATCGACGCCACCACCGAGGCGCTGCGCGAGAAGTACAACGTGGTGACCCGCAGCGATGTCATCAAGGCAATACAGGACCAGGTGCGGGACTACAAGAAGCTGAAGGACCTGGGCATTGACCTGGGCGAGGGCGCTGGCGACTTCGGTGACCAGCTGATCACCAACCTGGAGAACGTGAAGCGGTACAAGGTGCCGTGGTCTGAGCTTGGCGAGGGCGTGAAGGAAATGAGCGCGGAGTTGGCGCAGAAGCAGGTGCCAGCACTGCAGCAGCTGGTGACGGACATCGGCAGCATGGGTCCAGCCTACGAGCAGATGATGCCAGCCATCACTGGTGCCATGACCGAGATGACCGACGCGCTGACCGGCGAACTGATAAAGCTCCCGGACATGCTGGGGCAGGCGGCTGGCGAGGCAGCCGAGCGGGTCAAGGCAGAACTGGGTGGTGGGTTCATGGGCGCTGGCGAGGAGGGCACGCAGGCCATCAAGAACAAGATGGACGAACTGCAGGAGTACGCCAACAGCCACCCGCTGGTGTGGCCGATCAAACCAGTCACCGACGCGCCACCGCAGGGAGGTGACCTACCATGAGCTTTGAAGACGACGAGGTAGGCATTGAAACCTACGACGGGGTGACGCAGCTGCTGTTCCCACACCCACCCATCGTGGAGGAGCGGTGGGAGGAGGGCAGCCTGGGCACCAGTGTGCGGTACAGCCTGGTGAACACCCCGTGCGTGGTGCAGTACGGCACCGACCAGGCGAAGCGCATGCTGCGGCTGTTCGTGCGCAGGCTCAACGGCACGCAGATGGCCACCCTGCAGGCGCTGCGCAATACGCTGGGGCTGATGTACGCGAAGCTGGAGGTGGGCACCAGCACCACCATCCTGTGCGCGTTCGCCCCTGACGACGAGCAGGACTGGGTGCCCATGGTGGCAGACCACCCCGAGACCGACGAGGCAGGCGACGACGTGCCCGCGGTGTTCCGGGTGTACGAGGCGCACATCGTGCTGGTGCGAATGGAGTAGGTGATGGGTGCAGACGTGGTCCTCCGCTGGGCGGCAGACGACAGTGCCACAGGCAGCCTGGACGTGCGCTGGGTGAACACCAGCGGCACGCCACTGGTCAGCTGCGTGCGGCGCGACCTGAGCGAGAGCGGGTACCCGCTGGACGGTGGGTACAACGGCCAGACGGTGGCCGACGTGTACACCCTGACCTTCAGTGGCACCACGTGCTACGTGAACGCGGACCTGGGCGACGCCAACCCCTGGCACAACCCCACCACGGGCGTGACCATAGTCAAGGACGGCAGCACGCCCAACGACCTGGTGGTGCCTGGCCTGCGCCTGGTGTTCAGCGCGGGCACTGGCGACACCGACGAGGCTGTCGTGTCGGTGGGCGCGTACCTGTCCGCGGGTGGCGTTGACACCAGTGCGTTGAACTTCGGCATCCAGGCCAACGACGGGGTGCTGGTGTCGTTCCGTGCGGTGCTGCACAACATCGGCAGCAGCATGGCGGCAGACCTGCGGGTGTACCCGCTGCCAGGCGCGTACTACACGGGCGACATCGCAACCACCCACATCGTGCGCCTGGGTCCGCACAGCGACCCTGACCGTGCGGTGCTGGCCACGGCTGCCAGCAAGTCCATGACGTTCGACACCTGGACCAACCAGGGGTCGTACTACACGGCCAACGTCAACATCGGCGGCTCGCTCTGTATCGCTACTGCGAAGTTCGACGGCGAGACCGTGTACGAGCACGGGAGCGGCAACGGGTACGTGGACGCCACCGACAGGCTGGCTGGGCTGCAGGTGGTGTTCGCCAAGGTCACAGCCGACCCCACCAGCGACACCGTCACGGTGGTGATCCGCGACGGCTGGTCGTGGGCGCGGGTGGCCAACGACACGAACGGCAGCGCGGGCACATTCCAGAACAGCGAGCTACTGCTGGGCGACCTGGCCGCGGGTGCCACGGTGCACCTCTGGCTGGGGTGGCAGGTACCAGAGGGCCAGGCACGTGGGGCGGTGAGGCTATGGGTGCCACGGGTCACGTACATGGAGGTCTGAAGGTGGAGGTGTGGCGTTGCGACTGTGGGCAGCGAGTGCGGGTCATTCACACCGCGGACCTGCCAGGTGCGGTGGTGATCGAACCCAGCGATGCGGCCAGCCGTTGGCGGTACCGCGACCTCGTGTGGGAGCACATGCACCCCCACCCAGTGGGGTACGTTCCAACCCGAAGGGCGAGCCGATGAATTCGCATGCACACCTCATGCCACCTCGCGTATGCAACCCCTGTGCCAGGAGCACCTTGCGAAGGCAGAAGTTGCCAGTATGCAACCACCGTGCCAGACGAAACACTCCCTATTTCGCGCCAGGCTGCCCTGTGTCGCGCCCGGACCGGCTCTCCATATACTTGCCTACCCCACTCCGTCAAAATGCGACACACGTGAAGTGTCTGAAAATAAAGGACTTACGAATTTCCCTGGCATGGCGTTTGCATAGGGTGATGATACGCCCCATGTACACCCCTCACAGGAGGCCCACCCATGAGTGCTGACCTGGTTCTGCGGTACGGTTCGGACCCCACGTCGGGCACTGGCGACCTGGACGTGCGGTACGAAAACACCACCAACACTCCCATCACTTCCATCACCTGGCGCTCCAACGGCCAGGCGGTCGCGGGCACCTACGAACTGACGTTCACCAAGTCAGGGTCGGTGACCGTGGACGTGGAGGCCACTGGTGATGGCGCGCTGGCCCGCAACCCCTGGGGCGACCGTAGCGGGCTGTCGGTCACTGCTGACGGCAGCACTGAGAACCTGGACATCATTCCTGGGCTGGGCATCGTGGTGTCGGCCAGCGTGGACACGGGCTGGGCTGCGCAGGTGACCATCGGGAACTACCAGAACCTGTCCGCGGTGGTGACGGAGGTGCTGGAGTTCGAGATTGTGGCCGCGGATGCCAACAGCAGCAACCGCCAGGTGGCCTGCCGCAACGTGGGGACACAGATCAGTGCGAGCACCTACATCTACAGCCTGCCAGGGTGGTACTTCGACGGCACGGGTGCTGAGGAGTACATTGAGCGGCTGGTACCCCACAGCAGCCCCACGCGCCACAAGATGGCCAGCAAGAGGTCGTTCGTGATCACGTTCACCGACAGGCAGCTGGACGGTGGCACTGGGAAGTACACCGTGGACGTGCTGGTGGACGGGAACAAGGCGGTCGAGGACGCGCAGATGGACGGGGTGACCCAGTACGAGTACGGGGTGAGCGGATACGACGACGGGAACGACTACCTGGCGGGCATGGGCATCATCCTGCCCGACACCACCGCCGACCCCACCAGCAGCAGCATCACCGTCTACGTGCGCGACGGGTACACCTGGGTCGCGTTCGCGCCAGACGTGGCTGGCAGCCCAGGCACCTGGCAGACTGCTGGCGACGACCTGAGCCTGGGCGACATTGACCCCAGCGACCACGTGCTGTTCTGGGTGCGCTGCGAGGTGCCCAGCGCAGCGTCACCTGAAAGCACCTGCCGCATGGCACAGCTGCGTGCCCGCGGGCTGAGTATCTAGGAGGCACCATGGCACGGAGCATCATTGCCGACTTCGAGTACAGCATCTGGTTCAGCGAGTGGGACTGGTCGCACTGCGAGGGGCGGTCCATCACCAGGTGGGGCAGCAACAACAACTACACGAACACGTCGGTCTACAACAGCAGCGACGTGCGGCTGATCTACACCCCCAGCCAGAACGTCACCGCCATGATGAACTGGTACAAGATGCGCAGGTTCCGTGCAGCCATGGGGTTCCGCGCCATCGTGCTGCGGGCGCTGTGGAAATGGCGGCACGGCAACAGCGTGGACTATGGCACCTTCGACTGCCGTTGCCACCCGTACTACAAGAACGCAGGGTACCCCGACATCAACGACTGGTCAGGGGCGTACAAGGACATCAGCACGACCACCCAGTGGTACGGGGGCGGGTACTACGCGCAATATGGCCACGACATCTGGAACACCTATGCTGCCAGGTTCACAGCCGACACCAGCGTCGCGCAGTACACGTTCTTCGAGGCCATGGACATCACCGACTACTTCTCGCTGTGCCTGCTCAACAACGAGGACCTCTGGTTCGAGATGTTCCAGGTCAGCAACGCCAACAGCCTGTTCCTGGGCACCAGTGCCAACCAGGAGAAGCCCCAGGTGGAGGTGTACTACTTCTTCCCGCTGGAGATGTTCCCGGAGGGCAACGGTGGCAACCCGGACGTGAGCACGCTGCTGGAGATCGACGCGGCACCCATCAACCTGGGCGCGTACCAGCAGGGCGAGACAGGCACGCCCCAGCGGTTCTGGTTGAAGAACTTCAGCGGCAGCGTCATCAACCACGCGGAGGTGTGGGACGACTACCCCGAGTGGACCGCGCCAGTGGCCGACAGCGGCAACGGGGGCAGCGGTGCCTTGGCGTACATCAGCGTGTACGAGGCGTGCCAGAGCCAGCGGTGGGAGGTCAAGTTCAGCAGCGGCACCGCGTACGAAGTGAAGGCCACCGCGTACCTGGACAACATTGAGAGCTTCCACCCCAGCTACGACGCCGACCCGAACTGGCAGGGCACCACCAGTGGTGACTGGGACGACCCTGACGGCAACGTCACCATCCCCAGCGCAGCCTGGTCGGGCACCCCAGTCAGTGGCGACCTGTTCGTGTTCTACACCCGCGGCAACACCACCGACGCGGCGTGGCCCGCGGACAGCAACGACCAGGTGGAGATGTGCGACGACGCCAGCGGCAGCCCCAGTGGCGACTGGCGACCCATCAACGCGCAGCGCACCGTGCTGACCAGCGGGGTGACCATTGACGCCACCACCAAGGTGCTGACGGTGAAGAACATCAACACGTCGAAGTGGACGGCTGGCACGCGCATCTTCGTGGCCACCGCTGACCAGATCGACTACGGCGAGATCAACACCGTAGGAGGTGCCACCAGCATCACCGTGGACTTCGACAGTGTGAGCAGCAACGTGTACACGGCTGGTGCCATCGTTGCCACCACCCTGCCGTTCCGCAGCGTGCCCGTGACCCCGTGGATGGAGTTGTCGGCTGCCAGTGGCGTGAGCGAGACCTACCCCGACCGGATCTACTGCACCAACCCAACGGGCGAGGGCTTCCAGAACGGCGACCTGCTGCTGGTGCAGAAGTTCGACGACCCGGACACCAGCGAGGAACTGGTGGTGGACACCCTGACCAGCACGTACATCAAGACCACCACCAACATGGTGAACGACTACGTGGCGGGCGACGTGGTGATCGCCTACGGCAGCGGGTACGACAAACCGTTCTGGATACGGGTGGTGGCCGACATAGGCACCGACGAGGAGTTGAAGGAGTTCAGGCTGAACGTGATCTCGTAGGGAGGGGCTGGTGCCCACCATAGACATGCAGATGGGCGTGGTCGCAGTCGTGGGGTACCGCCCCGACGTGCTGCAGCTGACCAACCTGGACCCAGCGGACGGCACCACGCAGCTGCCGCCTGGGTACCCCATCACATTCGACCTCCATACCAGCTGCCCGCCATGGGTGGACGACTTCGAGGATGGTGACAATGACTGGCTGCGCTGCACCTACGCAGCTGGGTACACCCAGTCGCAATGGAACAGCGGTGGCAGCGACGAGTGGTCGCTGATCGACGACGGCAGCGGCAGCAACCAGATACTGAAGTGCAGCGCCCGCGGCACCAACCTGGCAGAGCCGCACTGGAACGAGATCACCTGCCAGAGCATCTGGCACGACAGCAGGGTGCGGGTGCAGTACAAGACTGGCGGTGGGGGCGGCATCTGTGCCAGGTTCAGGTGGGGCGACAACTACGGCAAGACCACCCAGGGCGTGCGCGGGCCAGCCATTGAGATCGACAGCGGTGGCTGCCGGAAGGTGTTCTACCACTGGGACAATACGAGGGATGTCAGAGCCACCAGCAGCTTCACGCCAACGGACGGCGACTGGTACTGGGTGCGCATGCAGGTGGAGACGTGGAACGGCTCGTATTACTACATGCGCGGGAAGTACTGGCAGGGCGAGCTAGAGGACGAACCTGCCAGCTGGACGTTCGGGTGGACCGACGACTTCGCGACCGTCAACTCGGCCCACAACTGGACCGGGTGCGGGCTGCACAACTACACAGGCGAACTGCGGTTCGACGACTACGCCATCGTCAACCGCCCCAGCGACGACTACCTGGCGCTGCTGTCGGTGGAGGTGAACGGGGTGGCGCTGACCACCACCAACGGCATGCTGGAGGTCGAGCCGCAGGTTGAGCAGAGCACCAGGCATGGCACCTACACCAGGCTGTTCCCGATCATCAACCAGTGGCGGGTCAAGGCGCGGTGCGACAGGCTGCCTGCCGTCACCTGGCAGGACAACAGCATCACGGTGGTGGTCAAGTTCCGCGGTGCCACCATCAGTAGCACCGACTACGACTGCGCAGGGTTCCCAACGGACCCGCCCCTGTACGACCCAGCCGACAGCGACCCTGTGGTGGCGCTGCCGCCTGGTGACCCCACCCGCATGGGGTCGTTCGGGGTAGGCGTTGACGGCACCCTGGGGGCGCAGGGCAGGAAGTTCACCTGGTTGGCCACGTTGTTCGCGCAGGCCATGGGGTACGCCCTGGTGGAGTACAACATCGCGCCCGCGTTCTGGGGCAGCTGGGCGTGGGGCTTCGTGTTCAACGTGACCGACCCGCTGTACACCCCGGTGAACGGGCGGTACCTGATCGCGCACCCCGTGTGGCAGGACGTGCCTGCTGCCGTGGTGCCTGCTGACGTGGTGGCGGCACTGTTCCCAGCCAGCGTGGTGCCGCAAGGCGCGCAGGAGCGGCTGTTCCCTGCCAACGTGGTGGCGCAGGGATACCTGCGCAGGGACTTCCCGGTCAACGTGCTGCCTGCGTACCAGCTGTGGTACGAGGGCGCGGCCAGCGGGCTGGTGGGCGCTGAGGTGGTGCGGGAGCTTGACGCCAGCGGGCTGGTGTTCAGGCGCAGGCAAGGCAGCACCATCCACCTGGAGGTGGTGGACACCAGCGTGTACGACCAGCTGACCGCCATGGGCATCGTGCTGTCTGGCAACGTGGTCAACATGCAGATGGGGCGCGTGCATGTGCTGGGGTACAACATGGAGGTGAACCCGTGACCGCCCCCGTGCCGCTGTACACCCGCGTCTACATGGACAACCACGACGTGACACCGTGGGTGGAGTCCGTATCGTTCGGCACGCCCACCAGGTACCTGGAGCAGGAGTTCGCGATCACCACCCACGCCTGGCACATGTTCGACATCAACGCCAGGTTCGACATCTACTGCAGCTACGACAGCGCGCTGCCCTGGGCCAGCTGCGTGATACGGCAGGGGCACATCCTGCCCGACAAGGTGCGCACCGTGACGGTGGCGCGTGGCAGCCAGCCGCTGACCACGGTGGTGGGCAAGTCGTGGTCCAGTAGCAGCTTCCGCAAGACCTGCAGGCACACCATGGTCATCGTGCCCTTCTGGGGTGGGTACACGTACAACCTGGGGCTGGTCCGCAGCATCCTGCGGAAGTACGACGGGCCAGTGGGGCGGTACCAGGTGTACAACGGGCGCAACGACTTGGCGCAGGTGCTGGCGCTGCTGTGCGGGCGGGCCAGCTTCCACTACGTGTCGGGCGGGCACCCGCGGTACCCCATGCAGCCCATCATCGTGCCGCCTGGGAAGTCCTACTGGGACGCCATGCTGGACCTGGTGGAGCCGTTCGCGCTGGACGTGTACTACAGCGAGTGGAGCAACAGCCTGCACTTCATTGACCCCGTGGCGCGCCAATACTGGCGACCCACCATGCAGGTGCCTGGCAGCCTGGTGGACACCATCACAGCCGTGCCAGAGAACCGACGCAAGCTCCACCGCGTGCTGGTGAGGGTACCGACATGGCGCTGATACCCACCTACGAAACGCAGCACGAACTGGAGGGGTACCAGGACCAGGACCTGTTCACTGAGGGGCAGCTGCGCACCGTGCTGCGCCAGGGGTTCTACCGCGACCCCAGCATGTCGGATTACCAGCTGATTGAGCGTGAGGTCACCACCAGCAACCAGTTCGACAACGTGTACCACCGCACCTACGAGCACTGGGAGTACAACACGCCAGGCGGCTGCCCGCGCAGCTACAGGCGCGAGGTGTGGAGCAGGGCGTACGTGCCAGAGGTCAACCCTGGCCGTGCCCTGAAGCTGATGGAGGAGCAGTACACGGTGTTCTGGACGTTCGCACCCTGGGCCAAGGACGCGCTGTCGTACCGCAGCGAGACCAACGCCTGGGTGGTGTACGACCTGAAGCCCACGCCGAACCTGGACGCCGACGCCCGTGCCGAGCTACTGAAGAAGGGGCTGCTCCCGGATGGCGCGACGTTGGAGGAGCAGCGGTACCACATCGCCAGTGGGCGGCTGTGGTCGGAGGCCGTGGAGCGCGGCAGCGTGGTGGAGAAGGCCGACGCCAACCAGACCGCCAGGTGGGTGACTGGGGTGGTGGTGGAGGAGTCCGACGTAACGGAGGAGGTGGACAGGTACAGCGTCTGGACCACCAAGAAGTACGCGCTGCGCCCAGGGCACGTGGAGGTGGATGGCCCGCGGTACGTGCAGAAGGAGGACTACACCTACCAGCTAGACGTGGAGGTTGGTGCGCCCACCATCGAGGGGCGGGACACCAGCGACAAGGGTGTGCGCCTGGTGGCGCGTGGTGGTGGTGCCAACATCGGGTTCCCGCTGCAGACTGGCACCAAGCACTACGAGCGGAAGCCCGATAAATACAAGTTCTACCGCAAGAAGGTGGCAGAGGCTGACCGCGACGAGGACGGCGACCCATTCGGGTTGTGGGACGACGAGCACGCACCAGTGCGCAGGCAGACCGTGCTGGGTAACGTGTTCGTCCGCGACTTCGACGGGGTGGACATACCCTACGAGGGGCTGCCACCACCCACCAGCCACAGCGAGCCACACGACCCCAGCCCAGTGCCAGACGAGGGCTGGCGGCACGTGGCCGACGCTGACAACCAGAACCCCGACCTGGACTATGGCGAGGGGTACGCGGTGGTGTTCGACACCGACGTGCGCGAAGGCGGCACGTACCAGTACGCAGCGGTGGCCGTGGTGCAGAGCAGCGAGAGTGCGCTGTCCACCCCGTGCCAGGTGGTGGTGAGTACTGACGGCAACACCCGCGGCAGCGTGTGCGTGGTGCGGCGCGAGGACGGCACGCTAGAGGGCGACTACGAGGTGCCCGACGACCCCCAGCTGCAGCCCCTGGACGAGTTCGGTGAGGTGGGCGAGTTCGACGTGCCCGCCATGGTGACCGACCTGGGGTGGCCAGGTATACCCGTGGACTGCACCCAGCTGACCGCCGACGCCACGGTGGACACCACCACCAAGACGTTCACCGTTACGCCCAAGGAGCAGCCAGAGGTGTGGGCGGTGGGCACCGTGTGCCAGCTGACCGACACCGTTGGGCCAGGCGACCCCAGGTACGGCAGCAACACCATCCCGTACTCGCTCATCGGCACCATCAAGTCGGTGGGCGACACCACGGTGCAGCTGGAGAACCTGCAGGCAGATGGGCACACCTACCCGCAGGGCAGCAGCGTGTGCGTGCTGGCTGCCAGCGAGGACCTGCGCATTGACCTGGAGACGGGCGACGAGTTCGATGGCACCATGCAGGCGCTGGTGCTGGGCATCGGTCTGCGGCAGGGGTTGCGCAACCTGACCAGCAGCTACGAGATCACGGTGGACCTGCTGCAGCCTGTGCTGGGGTTGCACGCAGGGCAGCACGTGAAGCTCCACGGGTTGGACTGGGATGCCTTCGGGAACAACGTGTGGCTCCGCAGCTACGTGCAGGACAGCAGCTGGGTGCTGAAGGGTTGGTCCATCAAGGTAGAGCGAGGGGAGGACGGCAACATGGAACACACGGGCACCAGGCTGGTGCTGGAGCAGCGGTGATACAGCTGCGGTTCACTGACGCTGGCACCATGTGGCGGTCGCAGGTTGACCGCAACGTGCCCAACCTGGACCTGGCGTGGTACGTGCAGGACCGCGACTACGAGCACTACTTCTACGAGTTCAACACGGAGATCATCGGTGGCACGCAGGCCAGCTTCCGTGACGTTGAGCGCCGCACCATGCGCCAGTGGCCCGAACCGTTGTCGCCCCACATGCCAGTGGACCGCACCGACAGGTACGCGGGCAGCATAGAGGGGTGGTTCCTAGAGGTGGACGTGCGCGACGAACTGACTGGCATGTGCTACCCCATGCCCAGGTGCCCGCACGTGTGGCTGGACCCCACCTACGAGGTGCCAGAGATCAACCCGCAGGAGGTGGTGACGAAGCCACTGAAGCACCACAACCCAGCAGAGGCTGCCACGCGCAACCCCAACGGGGTGCCGCTGCCGTGGGCACGGCTGCCGTTCAAGAACGAGACGGAGGCGCAGGACTCCAGGTTCCGCGGGTACACCCACCTGAAGGAACCCATCCTGGTGGACATGCACGGGTACGAGGGCAGCAGCATCGTGCTGCGCAACCCCAACGACACCCTGCTGTTCACCCCGTTCGATTTCAGCCACCCCGAGTGGTACAACTGCTTCGCTGACGACGGCACGCCCCTGGACAGCTACCACTGGCTGGCGCTGCGCCCCGACGCGAACTACACCATCCACCTGCGCCCCCGCTGGTGGCGGTACACCATCTTCGTGCTGGCCCACTACGCCTACGTCAGCCTGTGGGGCCTCCAGCTGAACGACGAGTACTTCACGCACGTGTTCTTCGACCGCCCGCCCGTGTACCCGTACCGCCATGACGTGATCCACACGAAGCAGGTGCAGGGCACCCCGAACTGGAACAACGACATGCGCAGCTACGACCTGGGGCTGGACATGTGGTGGGAAACCACCAAGGCGGCAGGCAACCTGGCGCGGGAGATCCTCGACCAGCAGTACAGCTGGTACTGCGTGGTGTACATGTTCCTGAGCAACGAGAACCCCGACTGTTTCATTGAGTGCTGGCCACCGTACAAGGGTGACATCGTGTGCGCCATTGAGCGCGAGGACAAGGCAACGGGCAGCACCACCACCGTGTTCGTGCAGCAGAACCGCAGCCTGAGCACCGTGTTCCCGAAGTACCAGTTCGGCGCGTTCCTGTTCAACTGGTTGGTGGTGCCAGAGCCTGCCAGGTGGAAGCCTGGGAAGGGGTAGGTATGGAGCAGCAGCAGGTTGACGACATTGTGGCTGCCAGCCACCGCATCGCTGGCGCAGCCGACCGCATCGTGCAGGCTGCCACCATGCTGCTGGAGGCCATGGTGGCCGCGGAGGGGCGCACCGTGCAGAAGCTGGCCGCGGAGGTGCGCAAGGTGAACGAGGCGCGTGGGCTGCTGCAGGACTACCACCAGGTGCGCGAGGACGACCTGCCGCCACCTGGCGGGCGCACCATTCCCGTGGGCGGTGGCAGGCGACGCCAGCTGGTGCAGCTGCCACCCGACAAGGTGGAGGGGTGATGGCGCTGCTGCTGAAGCACCCGCACGGCACCATGGAGTGGCGGTACATCTACATCCCCTGGTATCGCGTGGGCACGGACTACCTGTTCGACGCCGACGTTGAGGCAACCTGTGCACACGACACGGCGCTGCTGTCCACCACCGAAGCGGACAGGGTGTACGTGAGCGTGAACGGTGGGGCGAGCTACACGGTGCTGCCAACGGACCCCACCAACGGGTACGACCTGGGCGCGTTCACAGCTGGCCAGCGGAAGTCCTACAGGTTCAAGGTCAACATACCCAGCGGCACCCACAGGGAGGGCACGTATGGGCTGGTGATAGGGGAGGGCACGTAACGTGGCAAGGCATGAGAACAGGCGGGCGACCATCGCCTACCACAACGACGGCAACGGTGGCCGCGCCATCAGCGTCAACCTGTCGCTGGTGCAGTTCGCAGCTGGCATGGTGCTGCAGCTGGCTGCTGTGTGCAGCCTGGGCTGGGCTGTTGCGACGTTCGTGGGCAAGGCGCAGGTCAGGGAGTGGTGGCGTTCGGAAGGCGCACCAGCCATGGCGCGGTACGTGGGTGACGAGATCATGCACCACAACGACTACGTCAACGGCAGGGTGAACCAGGTGGTGGACACGAAGCTGGACGGGCTGCGCGACGACGTACAGAGCGCCAACACCCTGGCAGCCACCAACCGCAGCATCCTACAGCGCATTGAGGAAGACGTGAGGGAACTGCGCAAGCTCCAGGCCAGCAGGACGCCCTAGGTGCGTGATGTGCGTGTGCGCGCCTGTGCTGATGGCAGCTACCGCCCGGACCCCAACGGTGGCCTGGTTGTGGTGTCGCTGTCGCACCTGGAGCGCCTGCGCGACAGGGTGGAGTACCTGGCTGACAGGTGCCAGGTGGAACTGCTGGGGCGGGCAGTGGCAGAGCGCAGGCTGGCAGAGCTACTGGAGGTGACAGATGCGGGTGATGCTTGACCCAGGCCACGGTGGTGCGTACCCAGGCGCGGTGGGCAGCGCGGGCGTACCTGAAAAGGACGTGGCGCTGGCCATGGCGCTGCAGGTGGCTGGCAACTTCGGAATGAACGACGCGCACCAGTGCCACCTGACCAGGTACGCGGACCACGACTTCAACCCGTACGACTTGGGCGCGGACCTGCAGGCACGCTGCCGCCTGGCCAACACCTGGGGCGCGCACTGCTTCGTGTCCATCCATTGCAACGCCTACACCGACCCAGCCGCGCACGGGTACGAGGTGTGGACCAACCGCGAAGCCGACGCTGCGGACTACCTGGCTGGGCTGATCTGGTACCGCATGCGCCAGGCGTTCCCGGACATGCGGGGGCGCGCCGACTTTGCTGACGGCGACCCCGACAAGGAGAGCCAGTTCGCGGTACTGGTTGGCACCAACATGCCAGCGGTGCTGGTGGAGTTGGCGTTCATCACCAACGACGCGGACCAGCGCAGGCTGCTGGACCCAGCGTGGCAGGCACGCGAGGCGACGGTGATCGCTGACGCCTGCAGGGAGTGGGCACCATGAAGTGGTACGAGCTTGGCACGGGGTTGTGGGTAACGGTGTTCGGTGGCATGGCCATGACGGTGGCCAGTGGGTTCTTCTGGATGCGGCCAGAGCACTTCACGGCTGGGAACTGGCTGGCTGCCCTGGGCACCTGCGCTGGGCTGTACGGTGGCGTCATCATGAAGCGCACTGTGGACAACACGCGCCTGGCCAAGGACGGGGTGGGCGACTACGGGAAGTGAGGTGGTGGCATGTTCAGCGGACCACTGGTCTACGCGACAGGCGGGCTGCTGGTGGTGTGCCTGGTACTGGGCGGGGTGGTGTGGGTACAGCACGGCAGGCTGCAGGCGTACGACGTGCAGGTGGACACGTACAAGATGGCCGTGGACGCCTGGGAGCGCAAGGTGCAGGCCAAGGAGCAGACCATCGCCACGTTGCGCGCCAAGATCGAGGAGCAGAACGCAGCGGTGGAGCAGGGCGCGGAGTGGGGGCGACTGGCGGCAGAGCGCCAGGCCACCATTGACAGGCTCATGGCGCAGCTGGCGCGGGCAGAGGACGACCTGCGGGTGGTTGCCGAGAAGTACAGGCAGCTGCGGGAGCAGGCTGTGGGCATGTCGGAGTGCCAGACCTACCGCCTGGCGCTGGAGGCCATAGCGGGGGTGGTGCCATGACGCGCCCCAGCCGTTGGCCCACCGTTGGCGACTACGCCATCATCCTGCTGGTGGTGCTGCTGCTGCTCATGGGGCTGGGGTTCTGCGGCTGCCGCAGCGCCGCGCCGATGCCAGACCCCTGCCCGGAACCAGAGGTGGTGACCGTGCAGGTGCCGTCGCCCTGCGTGGTGCAGGTGGCCATGCTGCCACCCCCGGACCTGCCCACGTACCCAGGCCACCCAGGGCACGATGCCGACGAGGAGGAGTGGAAGGCGTGGGCGTTGCTGGTGGCTGAGGTGGTGGAGCAGCGCGAGGCACTGTGGCGTGCCCACGCAGCAGCCTGGGCTGGCAAGGTGCAGGAGCACAACGCGCTGGAACCCAGGTGTGGGCAACCAGTACCTTGACCGCAAGGCGGGCGACCCCGACTGGTTGTTCAAGGAGTTCCTGGCCGCGCTGACTGACCACGAACTGTGGGGGTGCGTGGAGTGGCAGCTGCAGCAGCGCGCCTGCCGCCAGTGCCACGAGCACCCGTGCGCCACCCCGTGCCAGCGCAGGCAGGATGCGGAGCATCGCCTGGGGCTGTGCGATGACGAGGTGGGTAGGCGCGGCACCTGGCGTGGGCGGCTGCTACGGCGCGACAGGCCACGCCCCTGGGAACCCAGGTAGTCGCCCAGGCGAAACCTGCCCGAAATCCTGCCCAGGCTGCCCCGTGTCGCATTTCACTGCTGGACTCCATACCCTAGCACCTCCAGAGCTCAGGGCGCGACACAGCGCGATATACGCGGAAATCCCGACAGAGGCCACTAGCAGCCCCTGTGTCTGCGACTGAGGTGCCTCCATAGGGTTGCATACCCTCCCCTCCGAAAACGCGACACAGCGCGACCTGGTGCGTGCCAGGGGCATGCCTGGAACAAAAAAAGACCCGCCTGGTGGCGGGTCCAGTGGTTGCAACGTGTAGAGGGATGGGGCGTGGGGGTAGCCCAGGCTGGTAGGAAGCCGAACCAGCCCGTGGCCGTGGCCACCCCCAGCCCGTCAGCCCAGGATCTTGCCCAAGGTGCGCTCCAGCCTGGCCACGGCGCTGCGCACCTGCTCAGGTGTCAGCGGTTCCCTGGTGGCAGCCAGGAAGGCCACCACCGCGTCGTGCAGCTGGTTGGCTGCCGTGCGCTGGTGCCAGCCCCAGGCGGTGGCTGCCACAGCCCACAGCCCCAGCACGGCCACTAGGAACCAGGTCATTGCGGTGGCGGTGACCCTGGCGGGTACCGCTCCTCCACCCAGTCCAGCAGGGGCGCGAACTGCACGGCCACCTCGACGGGTGCCTGGAACCAGTACTCGCGCATCAGCGCCCAGTACCAGTGCAACCTGTCAGGCGACTGCAGCCACTCCTGGCAGCGGAACACCCACACGGCACCGCACGGCCACACCCCGAAGGTCTGCCTGGTGTCGGTGCGGGTGTCGTACCAGCTGATGCCCCAGCCCATGGTGCAGCCGTCGGGCGGCAGCGTCTTGGGTGCTGGCAGCAGCATCACCTCAGCGTCCTGCGGCAGCGGCAGCGGTGGGTAGTCGGGTGGCAGCACCAGGCTGCGCTCCTGCCCCTCCGCGGGCCAGGCCACCCACACCACCACCAGCACCACCGCGGCCACCAGTGCCCAGGTGGTTGCCTGGTTGAGCTTGCTGCGGTGGTACCACCGCTGGCAGTTGCGCCAGTAGTACGCCAGCTTCTCGCGCCAGCCCCAGTCGTTGTTCATGCGCACCTCCTTGTCCACGCCCTGCGTGTGCGTCGGTTCCACACCAGGGCAGCCTCTGCTGGGTCGATTCTGATGCCGCCACTGCCCCCGCACTGCGGGCACACCACACGGTGTCGCTGCGTGGGGCAGCCGCCGACCATCTCAGCCACCGCGGCCAGCGGTGCCAGCTTCCAGGGTTCCATCTGCGGGTGGTCGTGCCCACAGAACGGGCACGCACCCAGGCGGCTGTGGAGCTTGCCGCAGCAGGTGCACACCCGCGGGCGTCGGCGGTCACCTGCCACTGGCGTCGCCATGGGTGGCATCCTTGCTGGTGATCCTGCGCAGCACAACCAGGCAGCGCCTCACCTCGTCCAGCGTGCTACGGGCGGCAGCCTGCCACTGCTCCTCTAGGTGCCTGCCCGCCTGCGTCAGTTCATGAAACGCCTGGAGCACCTTTGCGTCTTGCCGTCGTGTCGCCATGTGAGCCTCCTTTGCTCTTGCGGTGGTGGTCGGCATGCGGGCAGCTGGCCCAGTGCGGTGCGTACACCCTGAAGATGGGCGGCAGGTCACCCGTGCCCTTCACCACCATGTTGCCGTGGCCTGGCACCTCCAGCACCACGGTCG